TGGGCCTTGTGGACCTATTGCACCTTGCGGACCCTGAGGTCCTTGTGCGCCAACGGCACCCTGAGAACCTTGAGGGCCGACATCGCCCTGCGGGCCTTGGGGTCCCTGTGAACCAATATCGCCTTGAGGTCCTTGGGGGCCAGTAGCACCCTGAGGGCCGGTTGCTCCCTGCGCACCAATATCTCCTTGTGGTCCCTGAGCGCCAGTTGCGCCCTGAGAACCCTGAGCACCTTGAGAACCTTGAGGCCCGACATCGCCTTGCGAACCTTGCGAACCTTGAACACCCTGCGGACCTTGAACGCCCTGCGCACCGGTCGCACCTTGCGCACCGGTTGCCCCCTGCGGGCCTTGACTTCCTTGAACGCCTTGCGGACCTTGTGACCCCTGCGCACCTTGTGCGCCGGTATCCCCCTGAGCACCCGTTGCACCTTGTGCCCCTTGCGACCCTTGCACTCCTTGCGGGCCTTGCGGCCCTTGTGACCCTGTAGAACCCTGCGCACCCTGTGCGCCTTGCGGGCCTTGCGGGCCAACCGGACCAGCAGCAGACGAACCAACAACAGTAATAACATTTCCGGTAACAAGACCGAATGTTTCGGTCGTCCGAGTGATAACTACTTCTGTAGTTGCCATGTCTACCTAGTTACGTCGGCAAGAACTAAAACCGTTCCAGCAAGAATGGTGGAAACAGTACCGGAAGCGTTTTCTTCCAAATCCCAAAAATAGATACCAGGGCTGAGCGTCGCAGAATCAGTAGCAGACAAAATGCAAGTGACCTGCCCTGCCGCCCCACTGGTGACGGTGCAAGTGAACGACGCTTTGATGGTCGACGAATCAGCCTGTGAACGAACCTGAGCACGGTAGGTGCGACCTGTGATGTTGACCGCTGTGGTGCCGTCAGTGGTGATGGTGACAACAACCGTTTCGGTGTCGCCACGTGTGATGGTTAGGTCTTGGTCAGCAGGTTGAGCCACGCTACCACTTTACCTTATTGGCCCAATACGCCGCAGACATCTTGCCTTTCTTGATGTTCGCTGCGTGACGTGCCTTAAACGCACGGTTACGGGCAGTACCTTCCGGTGACCCTTGCACACCTTGTTGACCGAATCGAATCAACTTCACCTGACTGCCCTCTTTAGCAAGCACAGCGTGTGACTTCTTAGCGTTCGGGGTGCGTTTCGGTTTGTTATACCCAGAGAACTTCTCACCCCTGTACTCAATTGTCATTGGTTTTTCGCCCAAGCGTTATCAACCAGGTTCGGGTATGGGCGGCCAGCTTTCTTAGCACGGGCCTGCGCCGCTTTCTTCTGGGCGGGACTCAACGGGGTGGATTTCTTGTTTGGGTTCTTTGTGTCCCAGAAAGCCTTTTTCTTCTTCATGGCGGTCATGCTATAGCACCAGATGCCCGCAGGACATCACGGCTGTTCAAACTGACCATCCCCATCTCACCTTTCCGCAACCTGACCGTATGCGCCCCAATGGTGGCATCAATCTTGCGGAGAGCAGTCACCTCCACAAACAACTCATCCGACCCGACCCATTTGCCAGTGACCTGCCCTGATGACAACGGGACACTTTCAAGGAGATGTTTGGTGGCGTTCGCCCAAGTGAACTTGGCAACCTTCGGGCGGTTCGTCAACGCTACCTGTTTCGCCTCATCACGATTATCCATAAACCATGTGACAGCATCCATGATGGACCCGACCAGTGGGGTGTCCCATTCGCCAATGTTATAAAAACGTGGCTCAGAAGCAGACTCAGGGGTGGTGTCAATAAGACGGCAAGCGTAATTGCTGAACTCACGATGACCAGTCGTGTCCGTCATCAGAACAGGTATCGCTGAACACATCGCCTGCAACGGCATCAACCCCCACCCTTCGCCACGTGACCCAGAAATAAAACAATCCACAGACCTATACAAGTCACGTTCCTCAGTCATGCTCAAAAACTCGTCAATAACCGTGATGGTGGGCGACGTAATTTTGCCAATACCACCAACAGTCTCAGGGGTACATTTCAAAATGAGACGAGCACCGGCAGGGTTCAACCGTTCCCACGCCTCCACAACCTTGTCCAAACCTTTACGCATCCAATGCGAACCACCCGCCAAAAACGTCACAACATCGTTCACAGGTGCAGGGGCCGGTACCCAAAACTTTGTATCCACCCCCAACGGCACCACCTTCACATTGTCATGATGCTGACCAAACAACTCCTTGTTGTGCTGACACGGAACAAGAACCTGGTCGTACTGTGGCAACGGTTCATAAAACTCGTGCGGCAACTTGCTGGTTTCCCACATGGTGAACACCACCTTGTGCTGACCATCCAACCAACCTTTAACCAAATTGGGTTGGGTCATGTCAACACACGTCAACGCATCGTCAACCAGTTCAACCTTGTTTGACAAAACCTCTTTGAACGAGGCAACCATTCGACCGTAACCAAACACAACCCCACCAGGGCCACGAACGGTCAGACGATTCCTGTCTCCACCTGCCACGATTCCTTGGCTTTCTTCTCAACTTCGGCTGCCCCATCAATTCGTTTTGGTTGCAAGCCATCTGCCCGTAACCGTTTGTAGGCGGGCATATCTTTGTTCCAGTTCCGTTCTGTCTGGTTAACTTCTGAGACACGTTTGCCACGAGTTGTGGTGCTGTTCGTAGCCATACGAACCCCAGCAACTTTGCACCCAAAGCACCCTTCGACATCCAATGATGGATGCACCTCTGCGTGTTTCACGTTATGTACGCCCCGTATCCTGCGGCGGTTAACGCCGACGCTTCTGCTGCCGTTATCTCAGTTCGATGCCCACCGTAGTACACGGTGTCAATTGTTTCTTCTTCGGGAGGTTGGTACTCCACGAATGTTCCGTCAGTGAGTTTGTAAATGTTTTTGCCACGAGGGTTGGCGGGGATGCGTTCAAAGATGGGTGAGCCTTCGAAGGCTACGAAGTTGTCTGTTGGCGGTTCAAAAAATGCCATGTGTTGATAATAGCGAAGACCCCCCCGCTTTCACGGAGGGGTCTCGCTGTGTCAGTTATTGATTGTTAAATCAACTGTTCGTGCCGATGCTGGACGATGACTCAATGCGGCGGAGGCTTGCCTCACGGAAGCGACCGTATCCACCGAGCCAGTACCAGCCGAGCGGCTGCAAGCGCATGAGGATGTCTGTGACGTTGCCACGGACAATCTTCGGCATTGCGCCGTTGCCATCGGTTGTGCTGTACGCCTTGGCAAGAGCCTGACGGCCCATGACGTGGGTGCAGTACACATCGACTGTTCCGGTCGAACCTGAACCGTTAGAGGCGTTCGAGAACACCTTTGCACGGGGGGTTTCGATGAAACGAACCGACTCAAACTTGCCGATTTCGCCGTTGTAGATTCCGGTCGGGTCGACATAGTTTGCGGGCGTACGCCACGCTGCTGCGTCGGTTGACGAACGGAAGTCGTACGACACGTCTGGGTGGATGTAACCCAGGTACGAGCCGCTGAACGTCGCCACGTTTGCGCCACGGAGTTGTGCCACAACACGACGAATGTCGTCTGCTGCGAGCACGTCTTCTGGCTGGACCGTGTTACGTGCCGTTGGGGTTCCTGCGCCACCACTTGCGTAGATGACGTTGTCGCCAGCAGCAAGCACTTCACGAACGACCTGGTCGATGCTGTCACCGGCGTTGTAGCCGATGATGTTTGCAGCGGCGGTGTCCACGTCAAGGAACGATGTTCCACGCAACTTGGCTGTGGTGACGACGGCGTTGCCGTACTCGTTGAGGGTGACCGTAACCTGGCTGTCGCTGAGCGCAGTCGGGGTGACATCGGTCACTTCGTTGAGTGTGCTGGTTGCGGCTGCGATGTCAGCGAAAATCGTGAACGTCACACCTGAACCAGGCATTGCCTGCTGGGTTGGCTGCACGTCGGCAGCCTGGTCGAACAGGAGTTCTGAACGCAGTGCGAAGTACGCAAGGCGGTCAAAAGCAACCTGGTCAACTGCTAGGGAGGAGGTGGTTGTCTCTCCGGCCATTTTAGTTTTCCTTTGTTAGAAGCGGTTTATCTGATTTGTTGTGCTTCTGCCAGGATTGCCATTACTTCGGCTTCGGAACCTGCTTCGTTGAGTCGTCGTGCCCAATCGACTGGTGGCTGTGCCGTTTGGCTTCCTGCCGCAACAGCGTTAGTGCGCTGCCATGACAGTTGCTCATCGGATGCCACCTGCTCAGGGGGACTCATCAACTGTGCTTCGATGGCTGCTTGGCGAATTGAATCGGGTTGGAACTCTCCGTCGTAAGCCTTGACGAAATACTTGAACTTCGGGTCCGCAGGGTCTACTCCTGCTTTCACAAAGGCAAGTTCCCTCTTGGCTTGTTCCGCTTCAGCAAGTTGCTTGCGGACTTCGTCGAGTTCTTTTTCCTTTTGCTTTAACGCCGCCCTGACAGGGTTCTGTCTGGGTTCTGCGTCCATCTGGTCGTCTTCGTCGTAGTAGTTGACTTCTGACATATTGCACTCTCCTTATGCCCACACCACGCTGGAGGTTCGTGGTGGCTGCGTTGATTTGTCTCCCCTGTATACGCCACGCTTGCGGGGGTTGTCTGCGTGGGTTCCGGCACTCGGCCTCGTTGTGCGTACTATAGCAAACAGGTGCTAACTGTTGCAAGCACCCTCGCAACAATGTTCCTTGTTGCCACATTCGGGGCAGCGCCACCGGTAGGCGACAGGGTCAAATTCGTTACCGCAGTTCAGACATTCAATCATTGACCTACGGTACCAAGAGCCACCTGACCGCCTTGTTCGAATTGGGCTTGACGGCGGCGGCGGCGTGTAGCGATGCGCTGCTGCGCTTGGGCGCTACCTTGGATGAGGCTGAGTTGCTCTTGGCGGCTGACCGCTTCTTCTCCGACCATCTGCGCCTCGAACAAGCCTTGCTGCTGTGCGAGGGCACCGAATCCTTCGGCTGACCCTTGGACGCTGACACCGGACCGTGCGAGGGTTTCGGCTTCTTGGCGGGTGAGTTCCATCTGTGCCTGTTGTTGGGCTTGGGCTGAGATGGCTGCGGACCGTGCTTGGCGTTCTGCTTCGTAGCGGTCGAAGGTGGGGCGGGCACGTTGCGGGTCGATGAAGTAGGCGGCTAGGTCGCCTTCTGAGACGTTGTACAAGCGCTTGAATTCTTGGACTACTTGCGGGTCAGCCTGCCTTACCGCCTGGTAACCCTGCTGGACTCGTGCTGACAACTCATCCGGTGACACCTCACCTTCAATAAACCGGCTGAAATCTTCCGGTGCGTCGTAGAAACCTGAGGGCATACCTGCCGACTGAAGCACGTTCTTGTAAGTGGATTCTAGTTTGAGGTAGTCCGTAATTGCCAACTGCGGCTTTCCTGCATCCCGCAATGCTCTATTAGCGGGGAACCGTTTCTGGAACGCATCGCTGTCTTGCAACAAGACTCCAACCTCATCGACTGGTGTCTTGGTCGTGATTGACTGTCCCCGCCAAAGTTTTTCAATTTCATCCAACAATGGCTTTTCGGTCAGGCCGTAGTAAGCAAATGTTTTCTTGATG